AACAGAACTAACTATACCATCACCATCTACATCAAATTTATCATAATTATCCCACATATAATCATAAATTTGCTGAGCATTTCTTGTCGCTGATGGGTCTATTGCATTAAAAGTCCATTCTATTCCAACTTCAGTATCAATTGTTGGTTGTCTAGTTGCAGAATCATAATAAATTGAAGATGGAACCACACTTCCCGATCCAAATCCAATTGGATTGATCATTAATTTTCCATATTTTGTATTATATAATACTTTTATAGAAGATGAGGTTCCTATTCCTACAGATAAATCTGGATTCACATTTAATGATACTTTATCGCCAATTGATAGATTGTGGGATGTTGAAACAGAAACTACTGTGTTTATTTTGTTAATATCTGCAGTGACTTGAGTAAAGTTTGGTTCAATTGAGTACCTATAATCATCATTTGCAGAAGACCAACTGGTATTTCTAAAGAATAATCCATTAGTATTTGTCGTTAATCCAACATTAGTTACTATACCAATATAATCTTTAGACTTATTAATTGCATATAATGTTTCAGAGTTACCACTTAAAATATTGAACGAAGCACTCGTAGAAGTATTTGAAACTGTAATAGGATCTCCACCAGTTGGTTTTCTGAAGATTACTTGCTGACCAGTAACAAATGGATGATTTGGCACAAAAATACTTTGAGTTGGAATGAAAGTATTATATGTTGTTATTCCAATGTTATAGTTTACATTTATACCTACTCCAACCGTTGTACCAATTCCTACCGATTTTGTGGGGTTATAATATACTTTATCATTTACTTTTGACTCAAAATAGTCTGTAGAATTATTTACAGTAAATGAATCTGGGAGGAAGTAAACTGGAGTTGTTTGAGTATGTATTCCACCACTTGCATTTCTACTTACTCTAACCACACCAAAATTATTGTAGATATTAAGAACTGAGAAAATTTCATTATCAATTTTAAAACTACTTCCAACTGCAACATTCTGTGGTATTGATGTTAAATAAACATCAGTTACTATTCCTGTAGAAGCATACGCCGGAATTTGCTTATCTAATATTGTGGAATATGTTGTTAATCCAATTTGATATGATCCATTGATATTTAAAACTTGATCAGATAATCCAGAGATATTAATATTGTCTCTATTTAAAAATTCATGGTATGGTGCGATATAAACTCTAATAGTGTTTCCATTCACCCAAGTAATAAGAGAATCATTATATGATTGAATAGTAGTATTAATTTCATTTATTTGTTTACCTTTTATTTCTGATACTTTTGCAAATATTCCACTACCTTCGGTATCACTTTCATCAAATGTTATTTGGTCGTTTACTTTATAGTCAGACCCAGAATTTATAATTTCTAAAGCAGAAACACTACCGGAAGATACTGATTCAATCAGTGTCTTTTGTTCTATAATTTCATTTGATTCTACAATAAAATCATTGTCTGCATATTCCTCATTTACCTTGTATGGGAATGTATTTCTAATTAGTGAAGAATTATTAAAATCAAATGATTGATCTAAAGTTAGATTTTCTTCAATATATGGTGATCTATATTCATTGCCAATAAAGTATGGAAACTTTCCAACAATATTTCCATTGTTATTAATCTCAATTGTCGCAAAATATGCATAAACTCCTTCTGGAAAATCCTTAGTTTTTCCAAATCTTCCATTGTATTGATCTAAGTCTCCACTATTGGTAAACTCATAATCTTCTACAAAATAACCAAAAGGAAAACTTGAAGTAGATGGACGATTTTCAATATTTGCTTGAGAATACCCAGGTTCTAATTTTTTAACGAGTCTAGTTTCATTGGGATCTGAATAACCATAAGATCCATAAATTGGATTTCCATCATATGCCCATCCAATAATATTGGAGTGAGTTGTAGTTCCTCCACTATCTTTAATATTATTTTTTATATTTCCAGAGTAACCAATAACAGCATATTCTAAATTATTATCAGTTTCAACTAGTATTTCCGTAGCCGGGTCTCTATAACTTTCATTTTGAATTCCATACTTATATGAATTGTTCAGAGTTAAAGACCTTACACTAGACTCAAATACTGCATTTTTACCTGCAGAAATAGCACGAACTACTGTATCTGTGCTACTATATCCTGCTCCTGGATTAACAACAATAACATCTACTATTTTATTATCAGAAACTATTGGTCTAAGATTTGCTCCAATACCACTACCAGATACAACTAAATCTGGTGTAGAATAGTAATCTTGTCCACCATATAATACTGATACATCAACGATTCTGCCATTTTCAATTAATGGTGCAAATTGTGATTCTTTTCCATTCTTTACAACAACTTGAGGTCTCTGATGTGCGTTTAAGATTAAAGAACCATAATCAGATCCTTTCTCATAAGTATAAACTTGGTCAATATTTCCTCTAATTATTGGAGTTGCAACAATAGATCCTCTAACTTGAGTACTTCCCAATCCAACAGATGTATATTCAACTGATAAAATAATATCAGGATAATTAAAAATTTGATATCCAGTTCCAATCGTTGAAAACTTTACATAATTTTTTCTTTCGTAATTGGAAGTATTTGTCCCGTTAATCCCAGCATAACAAAGTCTAAACTTGTTAGAATCTAATTTTAATACTTGATACCTTACTGAAGTTGATAGTCCAGATATAGCAGTAGTTTCATAACTGTAAGTTACAATCTCTCCATTTGAAAATCCATGATTTTCAAATTCTACCGTATGGTTATAAGTAGATATTCCAATTGGTTTTACTCTTAACTTTCTATTTGTGTACCCGTTTCCACTATTGATTACTTTTATTTCGGATAATTTATTCTTTACCTCAGTTTTAAACTTTTGAATTCCAACATTTCCAATTGTGGTAAATCCAACAGTATTAATACCCGCAGAATAATCTGATAAACTTTGGTAAATTTCAATAGTTCTATCATTAATTATTTTAGAATAATAAGTTGCACCATTTATAAGTGTTTTGGATTGATCTAAGTTTGATCCGCCAAAAGTTCCAATTCCTATTGGACTGAAGTTATTGCTATTATAAACAATAGATTGACCATTTATTAGATTGTGATTTTTTGTGAATGCAATTCTTTCATTGGCAAAATCTAGACCACCACCATTAGAAAGAGGTCTAGCATCAAATTCAATTTCTCTAACGTATTTTTCTATAATTGGTTGGAAACTTGCACCAGAACCATTACCTCCAGTAAGTGCTACGGAAACAACAACATCTACATCAAAGTCTTGAGGATCTACAAATATTTTTTCAACAGACCCTTTGACTACAGGTTGTATAAGAGCGTTGCCAGTTGATAAACTTAATGATGGTGGATTTATAACATCATATCCAATTCCACCATTGAGTACATTAACATTATCTAAAGGACCATAGTAAATTTTATCTTGAGTTTTATAATTGTATATTTCAACACCATTTTTTAATAAACCAATAGGACCTGGAACAGTTTCATATATTTTATTATCACCAATTGTCTGATTTAACTTAAATTTTCTAAAAAGTTTTTGTGGAGAAATTGTCTTAGATCTTTGGGAATATAATACAAATCTATGAATTCCCGATACTATTCCATTTGAGAATTGTCCAAAAGTGACATAACCATCAGACCCAATAGTAGAGTTGCTCAGATATAACCTAATTCTTGTATTATTAATGTCTGGATTGGAATTAGTTAATACCTCAACATAGTAAGATCCTTCTACCAAACCTTCTATGGTATCACTATTTTGAGTATAGTAATATACTTTGTCTCCAGTTATAAACGAAACAGGATTTTGTATTCCGAAAGAAATTTGACTATAAGATCCGTTGTTTTCTTCTTCTAAACTAGATACAGTATATTCAAAAACATTAGTTTGTATTGGATATGATGGAATAGAATTGGAAGCAACATACAAACTGTCAGAATTTTCATCATAAACATTTTGTACATCAGAAGTTATTTTATTATTTCCAAACTGAATTGGTACAATTGTAGATGATGCTTTTTTAACTTTTCTTCTAATATCGTAGTTTACATTAGGATTTAAAGAAGAAGTACTTACATCAACTGTTATTTCATTTCCAGAAATTGATATGACATTCACATTTCCAAAATCAGAAATTACAGTTTCACTATTTCGCTGTAAAACTTCAATTGAATCTCCAACTGCCAAACTTGTGTTGTCTATAGAAGATTTTGTTGTAAGAGTACTAGAAACAAAAGAATCTATTTGGTATCTAGAACTGGTATTATAAATCCATGTATTTGCAAAAATTTGATCTATTTCCCCACCTTTGGATATAATTTTTCCAAGATTTTGTGGATATATTTCTTCTTTCTCTAAGAAATTATATGAATTTGAATTTATAACTACATTAGATAAAACTCCAGTAATTATAAACTCAACCTTTCTGTTAGTATCTCCATCCTCATATCCATAATAAGTATCATCGGATATAATTGTGGAAGTTTTAGTAATATTAATTGATTGATTAGAATCTACATAACAACCTAAAAATTGATTAATAGTTTTTTCAGAATAAAATATTTTATTCTCATTATAAAAAATACTTCCAGATTCTGCAAATCCTACTGTAGAATCTACGGTAATTATTGTACCAATATTATTTAAAGTAACATCTTCAACTACTTTAGTATTTGGTGTTATGGAAAAAGTACCGGTAACATTTGGATAAGTATCATCATATCCAATAAAAAAGTTTAGTTTGTAATATGTCTTTCCCTTTCTAGTGATTGTTTCTACTTCAGAGACTGATGCAGTAGTATTTTCATCAGTAGATTTTTTAATTGTCTGCCCAGACAATTTAGTAGGATCACCAGAAATTACATCAACTACAGCAACATTTCTCCTTATAAATTTGGCATCGGATGGTTTAATTAAAAATTGCTCCAAGTCTACTACAGTTGGAGTTTCACCAAACAAAACATTGAATAAAATTCTGAAGGATTCTGCAGTTCCTTTTGATTCGTAAAGAGTTCTTGCTTCCTTTATAAAATTTCCAACATTTAAATTTTCAGTAAAATCTACACCTTGAAGACCTGGTGTTAAACTAAATTTAATTTTTTTATAAAATTCCTGTAAAAATAATGAACTAAGATTTTCAATACTGACACCTGCAGAGTGAGATGCAGCCGAAGATTCGGTAAAAACTAATTCTTGATATTCCAAATCTTTGTGATAATTTGTAATACCACTAAAACCACGAACACACCCAGTGAAGGTATTTGTTGTAATTCCAGTATATGTAATTATTTCATCATCAATTTTTAACAGTCCATAAGAAGAAGGAAATCCTTTAGTTGATGTGGCAGTGATAATTCCGGAAGATGCAGAAATATGAGTTGTTAATCCTGTAGATCCTACAATAACTTCAGGAATAAGACTATCGAGGTTTATATATTGATCTAAATTCTCAGCAATATCTACCGAACCACCTTGATACTCTTGAGAAATATAATACTGCTTTAAAAATTCGGATGCCTTTGGATTTTCATCTAAAACAAATTCTGGTAATTGACTATCAATTATTTGCTGTACTTTTACTCTTGACTCGAAACCATTTTGTACCATATTATTACCTCGTTAAACTCCCGTTCGAATAACTTGAGCGATAAGAATTTTTTGTAAAGACAATACCAGAAATGTCCTCACCAGATGCAATAGTATCCTTTACCATATTTATTTGACTTTTTGAAATGTCAAAAGAGACATAAAGATCTTTCAGTCCCACAACATCATTTGATTCAGGATATGCTTGTATTTCAATGATATCATTTTTAAGAGAAGTTGATGTAATGGTAACTGTGTTAATGATTATTTCTCCAGTTTCATAATTAACTACTCCAGCAGATTGTACAATAACAAATGGTTGTAAGGAAACATTAGATTGTGTTTCTATGCTTGTATTGGTTATTGGTTTTACAATTGCAATAACACCAGTTTTACCATCAGAGTTTGGAACATCGCTGAAATAAACAACATCTGGTTCATTTTGTATTCTAAATCCTGATGATTTTATATTATATCCGTATTGATTTACGTGGAATTGATTGCCAAAACAAATTTCATATTGTGCTTGTTGATTTATTAGTGCTTTTAAATCTCTTCTTATTCTCACTCTAGTAATATTTGATGTGATAGCATTATCTGTACCGTCTATAACTTGTAAGACTTTACTATATTTAAATCTTCCACCAAATTTATTTAAATTAACAGATTGTGAATACTTTGTCAGAGATGTATTTATTTTTGTTTTTAAATCGGAAGAACTTGCAATTTGACTTTCATTATAATAAATGTAAGATTCAATTTCAACATAAAGAATCTTGAGATCTATAATTTTTGCATTTATTCCAGAAACACTATATTGTTTCAATTTTGAAAGTATGTTTTCTTTATCAAAATCAGAAACAAAAGTACCATTCTTTGGTTTAATGCTAATTAAAACAGTTCCAAATTGGGGAGGTGATAACTCTTCTCCACCAATCACAGAAATGGACTCTGCATTTCCATATATTTTGGATTTTATGATCGTTTCATAATCACTTGCAGTTACTGCTCTATACTGAGAGGCATATAATCTTGGAGCAAAATATCGAATAGAATCTATAGTTTCAATGTCTGAGCCATTCTGAGATCTTTGATTTGTTGTAACTGTGATTGTGTTTTGTGGAATTACATTCCGAATTACATTCCCACCATCAGAGTATCTTAAAGATCCTGCAAAAGTGAATGTTTCTACACCATTACCATCTTTTCCACTTGTTATGATGTAGTTGCTGGTAATAATTGCACCGTTTTCTAGTTTTTGTCCAAAAAATCCATCCCCAAAAAGAAGTTGATATTTTTCATCTTGAACTTCCTGAATCAAAAAGATTTGAGAATTTGAATTAACTTGAAAAATATTATCAACTAATGAATATTTTATTCCGAGTCCACTATCACTTGATCCTTTTACATAAACTCTAATTGTAGAACTATCAATAAAAGAGTTTTCAAGTATAAATCTTTGATCTAAAGAAGCATTTACAGTAAATCTTTTTGTAAGAAAAGTTCCTTCTTTAATTGATATATTATTAAATGATGCTACTCCATTTACCACTGGAACTGTGATATTCTCTGGAATAGAAAAAACATAAGAAGTACCTTTTACTGATCCAGTGCATACAAGACCCGCCTGTAGGGTCACTGTGGGGGTATAAACTGGTGTGCCGTTGTTAGGTGATACAGTTACTGTAAACGATACAATTGCCTCGGAGGCATTTCTAGAGTATGGAACATATCCAATATTTCTTGCAAGAGATACTACATTTTCTCTTACGGTTGCAGAGTCCAAGAAGGACTCATTTATAACCATATTGGAGTTAAATGCTGTAATATATGTGTTATACGCTAGAGTATCGATTAAGACAGAAAAATTGGATCCTTCAAAATCAAAGTCCGTAAATGTAGAGTTGGCACGGAGATAATCTTTGATCGAAGTCTTTATTTGATCGAAATCTAGATTTGTAAATTTAGTAAAAGGCATTTTATCTTGTTGCCTCTAATATGAATGAAAACTGCTGTACTGGAAGTTCTTGACCAATAATTTCAAATGTAATTGTCACTTCAAATTCGTTTAGGTCTGGTATAGGGTCAACTTGAACAATTACATTTGCAACTCTTTGCTCATAATTATTAATCACTTCAATAATTTGATCTTGAATTGTAGAAGCAGTTGCATAATCAACAAAATCAAATAAACTGCTTCTTACATTTGATCCAAGAGTAGGATTAAAAAATCTTTCTGTTGGAATTGTTTCAACTAAATTGCGAACTGAGCGAATAATTGCTCTTTCATTTGTTAAAACAGACAGATCTTTAGTCACCGGATGTGGGTCAAAAGATAAACTAATATCTTTAAAAGATCTGGATATCCTGGTGACTGACATTTTTAAATAAATTCTTTACTTATTTATGATGATTTCCAAGATGTTCCATATGTTGGTTCAGTACCATAGTCCCAATCATCATAATCATCATCATTACGAATTTTTTCATGCAATTCTTGTTGTTTTTTTAAGTCATGACGAGGTGCAAGATCATGCATAACTTCTTGAATTATTCTTCCTTGAGGTTGAGGACGATAATCGGTTGTAAGGTGAGTTGTTCCCCACATCGATTTCATGTATTCCCAATCTCTATCAACTGGTAAATTTGACATTTTAGCTCCTGTTTTAGTGAATAAAACAGAACTTTTATAAAGGAGGTTGCTATCTCCTTATTTGTATTTAACGATTCAGTTCCCTTATGTTATAATTATCCGAATTTAGGTATTTTAAGAGTTCTAATGCAATTAATTTTGGATTTCCTTCACCACATGTGTAAACATCGATGGCAAGACACCCATTTTCAGGCCATGTATGACATGAAACATGACTTTCTGCAAGTGCAATGACGATTGTGCAACCCTGAGGAAGAAAACAATGAGAAAATGTGTTCAAAATCGTCATTTTTGCACGATTTATCCCCCTAATCATGGCATTTTGAAGTGATTCTACATCATTAATCGCTTCAAAATCAACATCATACACCTCTAAGAGAAGGTGTTTACCCATTGAGTATTGTTCCAATTCAGGTTTCAGCAAAAAATTTATTTATTTGATATAAAAACCTTTGCGATAGTACTCAGAGTCCTCAATAAATGTCATATTTTCTATTTTTTCATCATTCCAGACTGGTATCGCTACTGTGTTGTTGTATCTAAAGTCAGGATTTTGGCGAAAATGAACTTCGATCAATCTTCCACCAATAAATTCACAATTAATGTACTCATAATTGCCTTTTAAATCATGTAAAATTTCTGGAAATTCTACATTTAAGTCAATTTTTTCCCATTTGTTCCATTTATAATAGGGATCATCATCATCACGAGTTCCAAGAACAACCAATTCTGATTTTTTATTTTTAAAGTCCACACTTAAATGCTCTCCTTCAAAGATTTCACACCAAAATTCTGCAGGATGAATATGATCGGTATACTTATATAACCATTCTTTGCGAGCAAAACGACCCATCCCAAGTAAATTGAAGGATGGTCGAACAATATAAAAATCGGGCTTAGGTACTGTAGTCCCAACAGGACCACATGTATAACCTAAAACCCGACTTAAAAATAATTTATTATAAACCCAGAGGTCTGATGGATGTATTTGATTCCATTCATCATTCCCATCTAAGTGATACATTATCCTTTACCTTGACCCCTATACTTTTTACGCGCCCCATTACGAGAAGACGCAGCATATTTAGTTCCTCCACCTGCTCCTTGACGAGACTTCTTAGGAGGCCCCGGAATATAAGAACTGTTCTTTAGTGATCCACCTTTTGCCATGATTGTTACTCCGATAAAATTTCAGTTTCAAGATCTTCAGGTCTTGGAGAACCTGTCTGATAATATTCAATTGACAAGTCTTCCATAACATTGAAATATTCTTCCTCTGAAAGACTTGTATATATTTTACGACCCTTACAGAGAATATTGTAAGTTTCTGCCATTGTATCAAATTACTCTTGTTTTTTCGTGACCAACTCTGATACGAGGGTCGCACCAGATTTCAAATCCTGCTTCTTTTGCATCCAGGCAGAATGATACATCTTCACCACACATGTCTTGAACTTGACCAGATTCAAAGACTTGCATCTTAGGAGCAAACCAGGGATACTTCATTTCGGGATGTTCAAATACACCATTCTTAATCAGAAGCCATCCAAAACCTGCATAGTCAACTGTGAAGGGTTTCCGACGCTTTGAGATGCTTTCAACGGTTTCGTGATTCATCACACCACCATTGCCACGGAAGTCGTCTTCGTCCAACCAATGTGCCACTGAGGTCGTGTGCCCATCTTCTGTTGCATACCACCCAGAAGCAATGTCCTTATCCATCAGAATCAATTGCCAAAAACTATTACTATTGAAAACGATGTCAGAATCAATCCAAAGTTGCCAATCATAATTGAGTTTGCCATCCCAGGGAATCTGATCGGGTCCTCGCAGTACATTCGCACCTAAACATTTGCATCTTGCAAAGTTTACCATGGATGAATAGTCTTGCGAGATCTGGATGCTTGCTCCCGATTGTACAAGATCAAAACAAAGTTGTACAAAGTTTTTGAGGTAAGTATATGAAACTCCTCTTCCTGGAAGACAAAAGACAATGGACTTTCCGCGTACCATTTCTTTTGCGAGATTATAATCCCATTCTTCTGTGCTATTTCCGGCAACTGGTGCCTTTGCTTTTACAGTAAATCCACGAGCCATAAATTAATTCTCCAACAAATGTGTATAGGTTTTGTTATTTACAATATATGAGATTGTAGAGCGATGAATACCATATATTTCACCAAGTTTAATAGTTGTATATTTTTTAATATTATACAATCTTCTAATTTCAATTACATCATTATCTTTAAGTTTAGATGCTCCATTATGTTCACCTTTTTGATTTCCTGTATAACATCTTCCTTTTTTAACTTTGTCTTTTATGTTATCAAGATTTGTTCCGGCGAATAAATGTAATGGATTTACACATTTACGATTATCACATTTATGTAAGCAATGTAAATCATTTAATGCAATTCCATAATGCATTTCATACATAAGTCTATGTGCTTTGTATGTTTTTTTATTATAGGAAAATGAACCATAATCATAAGAATCTAAACATCCTCTCCATTCCCAACAAGTATTTTCGTCAAGAATATCTGGTAGATATTTGTAAAATCTATCTATTAAATTCATAAAAAGATAAATGTGCATTCATATCATACTCTATTATCTATAAGAAGTCAATCCGCCTCTGATAGAATGACTTCGCTACCCTCAATGGAAAATTTAATCTTGGTGTCTTCGTACCATTCTAAGTCATTCATAATTTGCTCTGGGATTGTGATGTAATAGTCTCCACTAATTGGATCAATCTCTATGGACTCAAAAATATCTCCGCGATTTTTTTTCATTTGATGTATATGATGTTTCGATTTTTATATATGAGGGTTTTTGTGTTTTTTTGGTGGGGGGATTTTTTTATTTTTAGAGTCTTATATTATGATCGCTTGGGTAACACTTTGTAGGTTAGGGTAGTGTTGGGTTTTTATATCGCATCCCCCCCACCGACCGATAAGGGGCGCTTATCTGTCAAACACGCACGAATAAGCATTGCTGATCGATCAGCACTGCTGATCACGCACCAACGACTGATAAAGTATTCTCATCA